CTTGGGCAGGCCGCTGGTTGAAAAGTCGTTGATGAAATCGCTGGCGGTCGTCCGCTGCACAAAGGCCACCTGCTTCTCGGCTTTGTTTCTCAGCACCCCTATCTCCTTGTCTGAGATGTGCGGGAACTCCCCTGCATCTATGGCCTTTAGGGTTTTGTACGGATCGGCGTTTATGCCATTCTCTATCTTGCCCTTCTCAAAATCAGAATCCATCGTGGCGATTTCGTCGTTGTAAGCCTCGTCGGTCAAATCCCCGGCCTTGTGCTGGGCGTCCAATGCGGCGACGGCGTTCTTTCGGTAGGCGTCATCTCCGGTTGCCGCAAAAGCCTTCTTTCCCTGAATCGCAGTTTGCGCCCTGCGCTTGATGCCCAAGATGTCAGCGTTTTCTTGAAACTCAGCCGTGCTTTTTCCCTGCCATAAATCCATGTGGGCCAGAAGCTTTTTTTGGGCTACGGGCGACATTTTCCCAAACTCGGGCAGGTTTTTTATAGTGTCCTTTGTGGCTTGAGCCGTTTGCGTCCAATTTGTGACAATCTGATCGTCAGGCTGTTTCTTCATGTCGTGCAGCCCTTCAGTCGTAGCCTTAAGCATTATCACCGAGCTTTTCGTAAAAAAGGCGTTTTCCTCGGCCTTCCTTTTCTTCTCCTCGTAGTCGGCAACGGCGCCGATGGCCTGCTGCACCCCGCTGTCGGCTTCCTTCGCCAGCCCACGCACGGCACCGAGCGCTTGAAGGCGCGGCTGCACGTTACGCTTGACGCCGATCTGCTGGTCTTGGACGCGGGCGCTTCCGGGGATTGTGGGGATCTCAGCCATCAGAATAAGCCGTTAATCGCTCGTTGAGGTTGTGCTTGGTCCCGGTTGCGCGAAACGCCCGAAGGTCGAGGCAATGGAACCGATGCCGCTGAAGATGTCGCCTGCCCCCTGAAGGTGATAAATGTCGGCTTCCTCAGCCCCCTCATAGACCCCCTCCTGCGCCGAGGCGTAAAGCTGCGATTCCTTCTCCTGCACGCTCGCCCAATACGTCTGGATGTCCTGCTCCTGCCGCCCCGCCGTCGTCGCCTCGACCTGCATGGGGCTTCCCGTGTCGGACAAAACGCCCGACGCCGCGAGCGCCGCCCGCTGGTTAGACTGGTAGGCTTGGTCGTCCTTGCGCTGCTTCTCGATGTTCGCGTTTGCGTTCATCGCAATCTGCTGCGCGTTCGCTTGATCGACCTTGGCGTTGTAGTCGGCAGCCTGTGACGCTGCTGTCGCTTGCCGCGAAGACGCCTCAAGGGCAATAGTGGTAGAAGCGGTAGTAGCCGCAACGGAGGTTGCTACAACCGCCGTCTCAAATGCCGTGAAGCCTATTGCCGGGATAGCCATTAGGTGAGGTGCTTTAGCAGATAGACGTGAGGAACAGCCCGAGGATCAGTCCATCCCGCTTTTACCATGTAACGGTGAAGCCCCGTGTTTTGCGCCACAAAGCTGATGAGGTTTGGACAGTCGCGCTTTTTGGCGATCTGCTCGAAAAACTTGAACAGCGTGGCGATGGCTTCAAGCGTGGTGCTGGAGGCCGCGACCGCTGGATTCGTGCTGATGAAGTCCACGACACCGATCTTCCCGCCCGTGTCGAAATAGCAGAAACCCATTGCAATCGGAGCACCCGCCGACACGACGGCTCCGTGGGAAGTAAGGATCGACTGCGGAACGTGCGGAACGCCCCGTATGTCCCACCACTTGCAAAGCTCGGGATAGTCAAACGGGGGATCGAATAGTGTTACGTTCATTCTCGGGTCTGGTCTATCTGGTATTGCACCCCAAGGCCAAGGATATACATGGGGAGCGGGTCGTACCCTTGGATGGAGAACTGCGGGTCCAGCGAATAGCCTTGGAAGCCGCCAATCTTGATCTCGCGGTCGTCGGGCACGTTGGCCGCAAACGGAGGCGGTGCGTTGTTGTAGGTCGTGATGGGGTAAACCTGGATGTCGTTTACCTGAAGGACAGGCGGGCCCGACACGGCGGCAACGTAGGAGGACCACTGACCGCCGATGGAGTTAAGCATCCGAATATACACCGCCTCCACCGACTTGTACTCCGCGATGGTCGGCCCCTGAGCTGGGTCAATGTCGATCCGCATGGGCTGAAGCTGCCAGTTGATGGGAAGCCCGACGCAGACTACGTCTCCTATTGCCGGCGCGTAGTTGGGGATCACGACGTAGGGCAAGCCCGTCAAGGGCCCGCTCCCCGCTATGGCCGGCACAAGGCCTCGAATGGCCCAAGCGCCCGACCCCGAGGCGGGCACAATGGACGCAACGCAGGTACGCCCAACGAGGCAGAACGGAATCCCGCCGATCTGCTGACCGATGGGGTACGCGCTGGCAAAGGTCGAGAAGCTCGCGCAATCCGCGTAGCACATCTGGTTTAGCTGCGGGGCGCCCGTGTTGTAGGTCTGCCAGTCCACGGGCCAAAGCCGCTCAAGCTGGCACCCCTTGCCGTTGTTGGTGCCGATGTCGCGGAGCACCGTGAGCCACACCTCGTCGTCGGCGCCGTTCGCCCCGTAGATCACCTGCACCGAGATCACCTTGTCGCCTGCGTCCTGACCCGTCGAGTGCCCCGCCCACGCAAAGACCTTCTGCTCCATGGCATAGGTCATTGAGATCAGCGTGCCGTCGCCACAGACCGCCCAAAGGATCGGCTGGTTCTGCCACTGCTGCTGGTAGTCGAACTGCATGATCCCCGCGTTCGTCAAGTGCTGCGAGGTGGTCTGCATGTCCTGCGACATGTACTTGTTCGTGAACACGCTGAACATCATCTGCTGGAACGTGCGACCGCGGCGCTGGACGTACATGCACGCCTGCCCGATGATGAGCGCGGGAAGGTTTGGCGCAGACCCATTTACCGTATGCTCTAGCGCCTGAATCTGCGTCGGCGTGATGGCGGTCGTCGTGCCGCCCGAGGAGATGATCCACTCGGCTGACGCCATGCCCACAAACAGATCGGTCTGCGCGGCAAGCCACTGGATCGGCCCACGCCCCGGCGCGTTCAGCGTGAAGGCCAGCCCGTAGGTCGCCTGCGACTGGTCGTAGAGCGCAAAGTTTTCGATGTCGTTCGTTTGGCTGGCCCACACGTTCTGCGGTTGGTAGGACGAATACCCGTACCAGACCCGCTCCTGAAAGACCGTGATCGCCTGCGGGTAGCCGCGGTAGGCGCTCCATGCGCCCTCGCTCCAATAGATTGTGGGGCTGGTCGAGTAAAGCGGCGCACCGACGACCGTGGCCGTGGCCGAATACGCCGACGCGACCGCCGTGATCTGCACCAGCCCGTAGACGAACTGGTTTTCGGCCGTCAGCACAATGCGCGGCGGGGTCGTGCTGGCAAGTCCCGCCGTGCCCGAGATCCCAAACGAGTAGATGCCCCCCTGCAATTCCTCGCCGGAGATGGAATAGTTGGCATCACCCTGGCTGGTCAGACTCGTGATCGTCTGGAAAGTGGTCCCGTTGTCGTAGGACACGCCAATCGTGACCACCCCCGTCCATGTGCCGTAGGTCTGCACCTCCCACGTGCCGACCAAGTAAAGCTGGTAGCCGTTCGAGGAATTGAGCGTGACCGTCGGCAGCGTGTAGCTGGACGAGATTCCGGTAGCGAGCGCCTGAATGTAGGCCGTCGGGCGGTTGTAGGCCAACTGGAAGTAACCTCCTACCTGCGACGACACGAAGTTCGTAACGACCTGCCAATACCCGCTTGCCACGTCGTCTTTAAAGGTTCCGCTCGTGTGCGTCACGAGGCAGTTGTATTGGATGCCGCCGCTTAAAACGGTGTTTCCGGGAACGTACACGACGCCTCCCGACCATGCGGCGTTTGCCGCTGCCGTGAGGGTCACGCTCCCCGACACGCCGCTTGCCGCAATTGTCTGGTCCGTGGCGTTCTCGTCCAGCATGGGCGGCAATAGGAATTGAACCTGCTGCATCACCCATCCGGTGTTTGGAACGCCCGTGTAGACGTTTGTGTAGCGCGTGAGCTTATAGACCGGATAGTTCGGGTGGACGATGTACGCCACGTCGTTAATCACCTGAAGCTGCACGTTGCACACGTCGGCGGTCCAGTAGTTTGGGGCCGTGAAATTGGTCCCGCTGTACGGCGCGGGCACCTCGTACGTCGCCTGAAGCGTCCAATGCGCCGTGTCCATGTTGGGAGACGTCATGGAATTGTTCAGCGGGCCGTTGTAGAGGTAGTACGGGATGCCCGAAAGCTGCACGAACGCTCCCGCCGCATAGCTGTTGCCGCTCGTCCAATTCGGTAGACTTGTCGGGTTGACCGTGATCTGCGCCCCGCTCGCGCAGAACCTTATCCCCTGGTCGCAGAACTCAAGCTGGAATGAGACGCCGGGGGCCACCTGAAACTTTCGGAAGCTGGAGATCGACGCCGTACCCGCCGAGTTGATCTTTCCCTGCGCGATCCACTGAGACCCAGGGCGGCGCTGCGCCCCGCCCTGCTTGGTCGGGATCATGTTCTGCAACTTCCGGCAGGCGTTCCGGTAGTTCTCGATATCTAGACGGTTGTCCATCGAAGGCGAAAACTCGCCCCCCGTGAACTGCACCAGCGGGATGATCGAATTACTCATCTACCCGTTGGTTGAATATCTCCTTGACCGCACAAAGCGCGAACTGCCGATGGGGTTGAAGCGCCGCAGCTTGTCCTCGCCCGCGTTCTTGACCCGAGCATCCTGTATGCGCCGCGTGTACGCCTGCGCGAGCTGAGTGGACAACCTCATGTCGTCCTTGCGGAGCTGCGTGGCGATCATCGCCGCCAGCTTTAGGACTAGGCAGTCCGTAAAGAGCGAATCGTAGACCGTCGTGTCGGTCTGGTACTGGACATACACGATGTTTGCCAACTGGTCGTTCGTGTACAGGTAGCGCCCGAAGATCTCGTGCGGCGACCCCTGCGAGGAGTTGCCGCCACCCCAGCTTGCGCCCACCCCGCCCCAACCGCCCTGACCCGACCCCCATCCCCACCCACCCCAGCACCCGGCCCCGTTAAGGCTCACCAGCGCGATAAAGTCGGCCGGCAGGGCGTAGGCGTATAGCCAAGGCGCCCCGCTCACCGTATTGCCCGCAGGAACGCCAAAGAAGCTCGGGCTGTAGGTGTTCGTCTGGAACCAGTAGCCCTTCGTCAAATCGACCGTGAAGGACGCGCTCGATGTGTTGGCGATCAAACACTGGTACAGGTAGCCCGCGTAGATGACGTACCCGTTGACGGCGTAGTTGGTCCCGGGCGTCCATGTGGTCGCGCTCGACGGGATGTTCGTGCCGTAGGTCGCACTCGCCGGATTCGGGATGATGGCCTGACCCAAGGACGCAATCGCCTTTAGGCAGTTCCAGGGCGTCTCCCGCGCCACGCTTCCAAACGCCTGATTCCATGCGACGTTGCAGGCGACGGCGTTACCGTCGCTCTGGTTGGAGATCGACATGATCTTCCCCTGCCCGATCTGCATCAGGGCCAAGTTGGCGATGTCAGTTTGCGATAGTTGCTGCATTGTAAAAAAGTTAGGGGCACCCCGCCCAGAGATCCAACTCAGCAGGGTGCCCCATATACTCTGTGGTGTTACTGGCTGTTAGGGCTTCACAACCCGCAGGCGAAACACCAAGACCTTGCCAGCGACCTGGCCCACGATGGCCGTGATGGTCGCCTGAATCCACGAGCCCGAGACGCCCGTGCCCGGCGAACCGCCCACCGGCTCAACGGCGTAGGTGCCGATGACGTACGGGTCGGTGAACGCCGAACCGCCCGCGAAGGCGGTCGGGGCCGTGCCCGCGGCGGCGATGGCGCTCGCGTACCGGGTCGCGCTCGCGCCCTGCGGCGTGATGGCACCGGGGCTCGTGATGCCGGGAAGGGCAGTCTGGCTGAAAGCCTGATTGCTCGACACGAGACCGTAGCCCGTGATGTCATCGTCGCCCACGTTCAGCGTCAGGGTCGAGGCGACGGCTGTGCCGCCCGACACCGAGCTGTACGCCGGGTCGATCATGTCTCCCGGCTGCGCGAGGTAGATGTTGATGATGTCGTTGACCGACTCGTTGCCGTAGAGCTGGTAGATGGCGGTGACTTCCCGCACCTGACCAATCTCCACGCCCGCGTCGTTGTACTGGACAGGAAACGCGCCGAAGGTCGGCCCGAGGAGCGGGCCGCCACCGACGTAGTCCCCGATGGGAGCCGTTGAGAACGGCGCCTGCATGACTGCGACGTTCTGAGTGTAGCGTGTAGTTGCCATGGTAGTTGTTCCTTATTTGATGGTTACACGTTACTGCGTCTCATCCGTGGAGATGAGGACGACGCCCGCCTCCTCAAGCCGCGTCGCGTTGGCGGTGTAGGTCGTGCGGACCTGAATCGCGTGCGACTGCTGCGGGAGGATGTCGATCTTCGTGCTCTGCCCCTTCAGCTCGCCCAAAAGCACAAACTTCTTCTGGTAGGCGATGCAGGAGCGGATGGACGGCGTGCCGACCGTCGGGAGGAGCTGCGTGCGAATCCAGCGGAAACCCGCGAACTCGTCGAAGCGACCCTTCATCAGCGCGCGAACGTCGTTGTACAGCACCGAGTCAACCTGATCCACGTTGAGGAGCAGGTCGTAGAGCTGCTTCGCGGCGTAGACCATGACGCGGTCCATCTCGGGAACGTCGTTGGAATCGAGGATGAACAGCGCCTGGAGTATCTTGGCGAGGGTCATGCCCGTGTTCGTTGCGCCCGGGAACTGGACGCCGACCTGCTGCGCGGCGGGAAGCGCCGTCTGGGTCGAGGCCGAGACACCCGTGAAGTTGACGCCGATCGCGTTGTTGATGATCAGCTGGTCCTTCAGGCGGTTGACGGCGATGGCGTGGTTCATCGCAATCTGGTTCTGCGGATCGGGGAGCGAGCCCAGAAGGGCCGCGTCATCCTCGTCGATCCACGTTGCTTTCTGGTAACCCGTGGGGAGCACCCAGCGGATTGCGGAAGGGACATCAGACGGTTCCGTCCAAGCCGCGCGAGCCGTCTTCTGGCTCATCGCGTAGGACTGCGAACCCATCTGGCTGTACCGCTTCGAGTTGCCGACGACGACATCGCTGATGTAGTAACCAGCGAGGCGATGGTCGATCTGCTGAGCCATGATCTCATGCCAAACGGCATCGAAATCCGGCTCGTAATGTGGAGGTAGTGTGACTACTCCTGTTGCCATGGAAATTAGTGATGGAAATGCGTTAAGCTGTGCCGCCTACCGCCAGAGTGTCGGGAAATCCGGTCTGGTTCTCGGCTTGTAAGTCCGAGGAGCCACCGGGCCGCGCTATGCGCGGGTATCCATCGCTTTCCTCTGCCTGACCTCTATTGCCAGCGGGTGACCTATGTCAAGCGTTCAAACAAACAATCCCCGCCTTTGTCCCAAGATCGGTAGTCCTCGGCTATGCGCCACTTGCCGGGAAGGCGGCGGTGGATCTCGTCGCGCCCGATCTGGCCGGCGTAGGCTTCGGCCTCGATGTACTCGGTGTAAAAGAAGCGCGTCTTGGCAAAGGTCTTTAGCCCGCCCGCGACGACCAAGTCCTCGGCCCCCTGCACGTCGCACCATATCCAGTCCACCTTGTCGATCCCCATGCGGGCGGCGACGTTGTCCAGCTCCTCCATGTAAATTTGGGACGGCGGTGCAAAGCTGATGTGGGGCCATAGGGCCATGTGCTCCTTGGGTTCCTTGACGCTGCCTGAATAGGGGTGATTCGACGCCCGCCAGCCTACCAGCCCGCTGCGATCCCCTACGGCGTGCGGCACCAGTTCAAATCCGCCCTTCTCGACCAAGCGGTTCAAGTGCCACACGTTCCGCTCGTCAGGCTCAAAGGCGATGTAACGGTAGGGACGGCCAAGCGTCTTCAGGCACTCGACATAGCGGACGGTGTCCTCTCCCTCGGCGGCACCCAGCTCCAGGACAACCGGATTGTCGGTGTTCTCGATCACGCGCTTGTAGTGGGATAGGATGTCCATGGTTAGAGGCGGGGCTTGTCCTGCGGGCGCCAGAGATAGGCCCAGAGGCGCTCAAACTCCCACGCCACGTTCTCCCTGTAGTGCGCAACGACCAATTCGCCCTTCATGGCGCAAGGTGAAGCTCGGACAGATAGGGAATGTTCGGAACGACGGGCATGTGGTTCCCCTCGACGAACGGCACAAACTGCGGGACGCGTTGCTGGCCGACGATTCCCTTGTTCGCGTCCACCTTGGTCACGTCGGGGCAGAACACGCGCTCATTGTTGCCAAGGACGTGCGCCCACCATCCAAAGGTCGAGTTGGCGCGCAGCAGGTTCTTGGCACGCATCATCACGACCAAGTCGGGCAGGAAGTCCATGCGCTCGTCGAACTCCGCATGGTGCTCGTGCCGCTTGAAAAGCGACGCATCATGGTCCGGCCAAGGGTAGTGGTTGTCGCCGTCCTGCCAGGTGATCTTGTTGGGGTCGAGCCCGTAGCGCCAGCAGCACTCCACATAGGACTGCTGGCTCACCCATGCGAACGGGTTGCACGGCAGGCAATAGTCCCCTAGGCGCTGGTTGCAGAGGATTTCTACGGTCTTGATCCCGCTCACCATGTACTCGACCTGAGGCTTGAACCTGAGCCACTCCCTTACCTGCGATCTCGTGTAGATTAGGTTCTTTTGGTGCTGGCAGAACCCCTCGATGCGTATGTCGGTTTGCCCGTCCCACTGCTCAAGGTCGAACGATTGCCGGATAGGAAGATTATGCGTAACCGGAGGATGGTCCGTGCCCTCAAAGATGATGTTCCACTTCTGCGGATAGAGGCCACCCTGCACGTGTAGCTCGCAGTTGTATTTTTCGGCATAGGCTCGAGCGAAGCAGTAACCAAAGAGCTTGTTGCCTAGCCCGCCTCCAATGACGGCTTCGATCAAGGGCATGGGGTGGCTATGATTACGTCCTCAATGATCTCGGTGACGCGCCGGCCGCCGTCGCGCAGCGCAACGCAGACCTTCTCCAGCTTCGGCCAGTCGGGGAGCTTGTCGAACAGGCGGACGTCGTCCACCAAGATCACGTGGTCGGCGTCCGAGCGGTTGATCTCCTTGATCTCGAGCAGGACCGGGCAGTCCGTGTCCGTGTGCGCGTCCAGCCAGAAAAGCGTCGGGTAGTAGAAATGCTCGGTCGTCAGGAACTTGGAGGACGGCGCGACGTGGCGCTTGACGTTCATCTTGCCGTCCAAGTTTCCCGGGGCGTTCGGGTGCTCGACGATGTCCACCGTGGTAACCCGAAAGAAGTGATCCGCGGCCCACGCCGAGGTGTGCCCCTCAAGCGTGCCGGTCTCAAAGAAGTCGTGCGCGTTGTACTTGGCCTTGAGGGCCAGGACCAAGTCACGCGGGATGCCAAAGCGTACGGAGCCCATCAGGGTATGAGTTGACGGAGGTTGGGAACAATGTTGGCGCGCTTGTCGGCAACGTGCTTTAGGCCCGGTTCAAGGTTGCCCCAGTGGTTCTGCTTGTTTTCCTTGCACATACGGGTAATATTGGCGTCGTACTTGGCTCCGATGTCCTCGGCGGGGCCGATGTGATGGCAGTGGAGAAGCCAGCACGGGGGCTTCGCGTGCGGCCAACGCTGCCCGCAGTGGAACGAGCGCCCGTCGTGCAGGTAGGGGGCGCACTCGTGGGAGCCGAGGCCGTAGTGCATGTCGGACACGAGACGCGGGTTGAACAGGATGGCCTTGGAGTACCACTTGTTGTCGGGAGCACCCATCTTGATCTCGTCCCATATCTGCCCGCCGCCGGTGGGATAGGTCTCGCTGAACATCTCGAAACCGTGGGGCTTCGGGACCGCGGCCCCCATCTTCTCGTACTCGGCAAGGGTCGCCTCGGCGCCCATCGGGAAGTACAGCAATTCGTCCAAGTCGCACACGATGCACCAGTCCGCCTTTGTGCCCTTCCAGCAGGAGTTGCGGAGTTCGGCGTACTTGAGATCGTTCACCTCGGGGCAGTCCCACGGGACGACCTCGACGCCGGGTTTCAACGGGATCGGCGCACCGCCGCCCGCGTCGTGAAAGACCAGCTTGTCGGCAAAGGACAGGTAGTGCCGGATCACGTACGGGACAAGCCAGTCGTCCCCGTACCGGAGCGTGTGAACCTCGACGCTAGGCTTGGTACTCATTGGATTCGCGGATGTGGGTGATGATGGGGAGCGGGATGGCGCGGCCACGGGCTATTGCCTCCATGTGCTTGATGTCGCGCACGCCTCCTTGGTCGTCGCGGCAAGTACCCCCTGGCCTATTACGCACACGTTCATAAAGCGCCTGCGAGCCGCAGCATCTCCTCCTCGCCGTGCCATGCGCTCGCGTAGTTCTCGGCGTCAGGGCCGATCAGCTCCCGCAGCTTTGACAGGTCGTAGTCCACCTTGTTCAAGTCGCCGGCCACCTGACGGTGCTCGCGGCTGTACCCCTTGCAGAGCCCCTTGATGCCAACGAGCAGCATTTCCTTCTCGCTCGGCAGGTGAAGGTACTTGTTGCAGTAAACGTTCCAAAGCTGAACGTCGATCCACGGGCAGTTGAAGTCGGTGATGATGTTCCAGACGTGGGCGAGCAGCTTGGCGCGTATCGCCGTTTGGCAAAGCGAGGCGTGGCGCACGTTGCCGCAGTTGGACCACCAGCGATGGGAGACGTTGTAGTAGAGGGCGTTCCCCTGCCCTACCATGTCGAAGCCCTTGGCGAGCTTGTCCTCGCACCACTTGAACCAATGCGGGCTGAACCAATCGTCATCCTCTGCGAAAATGATGTAGTCGCCCTCGACCTTCCCTTCGGCAATGGCCGTCGCCAGCTTGTTCTGCATGGGCTCGGGGCCGTCCAAGATAAGCCACTGGTCGGGCGGCCTGGTCTGCCGCGCAACGTACAGGCGGCAAAGCTCCATGGCCTCGCCGCGCTCGGGGGTCGTGCAGGTGATCGCGGTCAGCTTCATCTAGTCGGTCGCCTCTTTGGCGACTTCGTCAATCGGGATGGGCGGCCACTCCTCGGGCCAGAGCTTGCCGGCCGAGTCGCGGTGCTTGAGCTTCAGTTCCGTATCGGCAAAGATGCCGATCCCCGTGTGCCGCAGGAGCCAGCAGAAGAAGTAGTCCTCGCTGTACGGCACGCGCTCGATCACCACCTCCTGAAAGTAGCCGTTATGCCGCTCGCCCGTGTTGCGGTCGGTGTAGAGGATGGCCGGAAACTTCTTCTCAATGTGGTCGTAAACCTCGATGTGCGTGAGAAGCGCCCCAATCGCCAGCTCGTACACCTGCAGGAGCCCGTTCTTCTGGAGTTCCACCTCGTGCAGGAAGTTGGCGCACCAGTGGGGATCTTTCCCCTTCACGGTGTACATCGCTCCCACGACAGGCAGCTTGTGGGACAGGAGGCGAAGAAGGCCCGCCGCGCTCTGCTCCACGTCGTCGTCATGCCAGTAAATCCACTTCAAGTTCGGGTATTCTTTGGCCTTCAGCTTGCGGGCGTTGGCGATCATCTGGCACCTGCCCCACGTGCGGCCACCCGTCACGACCGCCTGGATGAACTCGTACGGGCAGGTCTCGTCGGTCGAAAGCGCGGCAAGCTCGGCAAGGAAGGCGGCGTGCTGCTCGGCAAAGCCTGTCAGGGCCCGCATCGGCGTTGCTATTAACACGCCGATCTTGGTCTTTGTTTCAACCAAGTCGTCCGATGATGTCTTTTTCTCTAAGTCTGGTGTAAGTTCGCTCATTGTAGAGTAGGTCGTCGCCCGCTATGTCCTTGAGGCAGATTCGGTCCCCCGGCTTGAGCACGGTGCAACGCGCCCCCACGCTTGCCACCGTCGCAAACACTGAGGGACCGAAACGGGGTGTGCGCTCCGCATTGGCGGGGATGATGACGCCGTGCTCCATCGTCTCCCGGGCGGCGTCCTTTTGCACAAAGATGAATTGCCCTAGGGCTTGGGGGTGCTCGTTCATTTGCCCTCGTCCTCCCCCCACTTGGGCTGGATGGTGCGCCATTCCGCGGCCTTCGGCTCCGCTTTTGGCAGGCCGGCCACCGAAAGGTGCTTGTATGCCTCGGGATTCTGCTGCACCTGCTTCGCAAGCTCCTCGGCGGTCAGGCCGTCAGGAGTCAGCCCCTTGGTCGGGTTGATGGCCTCGGCGGCGTCAAGGTCGGTCCACTGGCCTGTGGCCTTCAGGAACAGGCGATAGGCTTTCGAGGTCCGCGCCTTTTCGCGGCGGGCCAGCACGGGCTTCACCTCCTCGTTGAAACGCCTCATGGCCGCGTTGTAGTCCACGGGCTTCGGCTGCACCTTGTTCACGATCTGGGGCGCCTGGTTCTGCCGGTAGCGGGCGTCCTCCTCCTGCTCCTGCTCGCGGAGTTCACGCCAAAGGTGTTCGTCGCTCATCTGCCTCGCACCGGACGGTTTTTGTTTGCTATCATTGATAGCCCCTTGGCCGTGGCGACCACCTCGTCATGCCGCGGGTGCGGCTTCTCCTTGGTGGGGTTCTCGGGGTCGCGGTTCCAGTAGGCGAACCAGTCGGCGTTTGTCTTGTCGTAGCGGATCGCATCCAGCGCCTTCTGCGCGGTCTCTGGGCTGTGCTTCGCCATTGTGTCGTCGGTCGTGTCGCCCTTCACTAGCCCCGCCTCCTTGCCCTGCTTGCCTAGGCGGGCCATCGCCGCCACGAAAGTCGCATTCTTCATGAGCGGGTTGTCCTTATCCACCCCAGCCCAACGCTTTGCGCCCTGCTCGGCCAGTTCAAGGTACTTCCCGTATTCCAGCCCCTCCTTGGCCGCCAGTTCCCTGACAAGCTTGTCCTGCCCCGCCCACATCTGCTCAAGGGCCTCGCTTTGGGCTTTCTGTGCCCCTAGCTGCCTCTCCGTCTCGTAGGCCACCAACTTCTGCAGGGCGGCGGGAGAAACGCCTTCCTCGTAGGCTATTTTGGCCGCATTGGCTACCGCAGCGGCGTCCCATGCCGCTTCAGGCACTTCCTTGGGGCGCTCGATCACGTAGCCCTCGGGCTTGTCGGGGGCGCCAACCGCCTTCCTGACCAGCGCCAGATGCTCGGCCCGCTGCTCGGGCGTCGCATCCTTCGGGAGCGGTTCCGCAATTCCTTTCTTCCCGAGCAAATCGTTTTTGGCCTTCCAAGCCTTAGCCAAATCGTCGAAGGTCTTGTACTTGGACAAGTCCTTGCCCACGTCACGAATGTCTTCGGGAGACTTCTCCCAGCGCGAATGGTCTAGGCTACCGTCCTCCTTCAAGAGCCCCTTGCCCCAATAGTCGCTAGTCTGAGAAGGGGCTGACCCGCCCGCCCGGGCCGTACTTCCTGAGGCGGGGGTCTCGGCCGGGGGCGGTGCGTTCGGGTCCAGGCTGGCTCCCGCTGATGCTGCTGCTGCGTCGCTCATCTTTTGAAATGGGTTCGGGTTTGGCGAACTCTTGGGTCGTCACCTTGCCGTCACTGCCTGTCTTGGTGACCTTCAAGAGCTTCCACATTTAGAACGCGCTGCCCGCCGACGCCACGCCGGGGCGCTTCGACAAGACCTTGATGGCGCCCTGCTTCTCCATCTTTTCAAGCTGGTCGTGGGCGTAGACGCTGCGGAAAGGCTCGTGCGTGACCTGCTCCATCTCGCCGTCGGGTCCGCGCCGCTCCTTGTAAATCTCGTTCTTGGTGAACGTGAGGTGCGACGCGCGACGCGCGATGATCTGGTCCTCGGCGGTGAACTTGGTCGAAAGGTACTGCCCGCCGTTCGTTCCCTCGACCGGCTGGTTGATCGTGCGGACCACCGTGTCGCGCACCCACAAATCGCGCGGATCTGCGGGCGGCTTCTCGCCCGCTTCCAAGTCCTTCAGGTACACGCCGAGGGTGTTCTCGAAACGAACCGGAGCCCACTTCAGGAGCCAATCCAAGTAGTCGGGCGTCAGGTCGCCCTGAAGCGGGTGCATCTTGGGCTCGGGCGGGGCCTTCTGCGGGATCACGTCCGGCTTCTGCCCCTCGATGAGCTGCGTCGTGATCTTGATGTTCTGCGTCGGCAGGTACGCCGTGACGCTCTTGTGGTGGATGTCGCGCAGCTCGCGGCTCACCCAGAAGATCGTGTGGTAGCCCCCGGGCGGGTCGAGGCGCGCCAAGACAGTCCTGCGCCCCTTGTTCAGCCCGTGCAACAGGACAAGCTCGTGCTTGTCCGTAATGTCCAGTTCGGTGATCTTGTCAGCCATGTTGGATTATGGTTTTCGCCTAGCCCTGTTGACTTTCAAGGGCTTGGCCTGCGGCTCGCTGCCCAGGAGGATTTGCCCCCTTGCGCGCAACCAGTAGGAACGCCGGCCCTCGTTTACAAGCAAATTGTTCTCAAGATATTCCCCGTCCTTTGACGCCTGCACGGTCAGGCGGTAGGCGCAGCAGAAGCTCTCGATGTCGCGCCACACGAGCTTCTGGTCGGCGCTGCGGGCGCCCTCGACCCCAAAGACGCGGTGATAGGCCCGCGCGAGCGCGTGGGCGGGCGTCTCCGCTGGCTGGTTGGATTCAGCCATTGGAGAGTTACTGCGCAGCGTAGCCCGTCACGGTCCAGTTGATGTTGGCCGATGCGCTAGAGGATTGGATGTTGACCGCCGTGTTGGGCGAACCGCGGAGCGGGGTCGTCAAGTTGACCGAGATTTGGCTGCTCGTGGCGGGCATGTTGACAGCGAAGATGACCGCCGCGCCGTCAAGGATCGATACGACCGCAGCCGTGGCCGCGCTGTTCGACAGGACAATATCGGTGATGTACGACCGGAGCGAACGCGGCTCCGCGCCCGTGTTTGTCACATTGGGGTTGCCGGTTGCGCCGCCGACTGCGGCGATCTGCTGCGCGGGAAAGACCTGTACTGCCGAGGCGCTCGCAAGGGGCGTGACGCCGGAAGTCGCCTGAAGTGGTGTGCGTGGTGCTACGTTTGCCATAGGATTGTTGGGTTAAGCTGCGGGGGCGGCGGCGCCCTGGTCGAGCATCCCGCCTGCCATCTCTTGGAACTTGGGGGGAGCCTTGCCGAGCGCACCCGCGCTCTTGGCGGCGATCTCGGCCTTCTTCAGCTCCAGCTCCTGTTGCTGCATCTTGACGCGCTTCGCCTGCTTTTCCAGCACGGTCTTTAGCGGCAGGAAGTCGTTTTCGGCCATGCCGTTGCCGCGCCCCACGTTCCGCGAAAGCTGGTTCCAGTTGAAGTTGTCCGCGATCTCGGGGCGCTGCTCCATCAGGGGGGCAAGCATCTGAAGCGTCTTTTCGGTGCCGACGATCTTGGCCTGCGACAAGGCCAGCGTCACGCGGCTCTTGATCGTGATCTTCGGCGCCGCAAGCTCGGGCTCGGCCTTCGGGTCTTTGCCCTGCACCATCAAGGACTGCGGCGGGTCTTTCAGCAGCCCGTTGCGGTAGGCGATCCCGATGGCACGCCGCACAAGCGGGTTAATCAGCTCGGTGCGGTACTGGTCGAAAGTCCCCGTGAACTGGTCTAACTTCTCGCCCTGAAGGAGCGCAATCGCTCCGTAGGTCGATTCGGTGATCTTCTCCTCCAGTTGCGAGAGCGCCTTGAAGATGTCCACGAAGAAGGCGCTGTTGATGGCCTTCTCCTTCCGCTCCAGCATAACGGCGATCTCCTGCGTGTCGCCCCCCGTTAGCCATTCCTTGGGCTCCACGCCTCGCGCCATGTCGTCGGCCTTCAGGATCGTGGCCGCACCAGAGGCCATCTCGACGTTGCCGTCAACCGAGTCCGGCACAAACACGCGCGGGTAGGCCTTCAGCTCGACAAGCGCGTCGTTGTACTGCGTCACGTAGTTGATCTGTCTCGCCTCTGCCAGCACCTCGAAACCCGGCGAGCACCCCCACACGTAGTTCTCGCTGCCCCACCTGGACCAGCGCACGCAGAAGTAGGGCATCTCCTCATAGCCGCCCTCGCTGACGATCTTCTTCTCGTCCTCGGCCAAGTAGTAGCTCTTGAACGCCATTCCCTCGTCGCCAACGGCGCCCTTCACCCTGTCGGCGTTCGGGAACACGCAATGAATGAACTTATACTCCTCGTCGAACTTCCCGGCCTTGAGAGCCTTCGCCATCTTCGGCGTCAGGTCAAAGCCCCGCTGGTCGGCCTGCCTCACCGTGAGCTTAAACCAGCGAAACACCGTATCGACGATCTTCTCCTCATTCTCAGCGATGCAATACGTCCCGACCTTGAACTGCTCGAAATTGTAGGTCGTTTCCTTGCCCTCCTCCATGAACATCAGCGCCGTGCCAAACGTGCAGGCGCTCCGGTTGTAGGGCTGAATGACCGAGTAGAAGTTTGACTCGCTGAACCAGTTGAGGATCTGGCTTGCCGTGTCGGCGGTCCAACGCGTGGCGTCGTCCTGGCCCTGATCGTCCACGGGGTCGCTCGGCGGCTTCGAGATGCGGTTGATCCTCGGGTTCTGCGACGGCGCGCTCGACGCCTGCTTCGTCAGGTTGTAGGGCGGCGACAGGTCAAGCCAAGGCTCGGTCGAAGGCGTCACCCAATTCCTGACGCCAACCGAGCAGGTCTGACCCGCCCTGACCGGCGCCGTGTCGTAGATTCGATTAAACCAGTTTTCCGTGCTCTCCGTTTTCTCGGTGTTGATGTCCGAAACGTCGGGCCAGAAGTATTGGCTTATCTGCTGCCACTGCGGGTCCATGACGGACGACCGCTTGGCGCGCAGGCCATCGGCCCTCTTAAAGAGCCGCATCCCTAGGCTGTCGGCCTCAGCCACGTCGCCCTCCCGTGTATCCCACCATGATCTTGCGCGTCGCCGCCTCCGCCTCGTGCGCCCTCACGCGCACCACGAACAGCTCGAGCAAATCCTCGTGCCCATGCACCATGTGCGCCGCCCCGTGCCGCACGAGCTTTGCGTTGGCGCGGTCAAGATCCTGCTTCATCTTCTCAAGCGTCTGCAGCTCGAAGGCGTCCATCGGGCGCTTCATCTCGCGCTTGAAATACTCGTGCCAGCTATCCGGCACGATCTTCTCGAAGCCGTGCGCCTCGGGTGAATTGAGGAGGCCGTCGATCATTTCGCTGGCGGCGTCATCGGGCCGTTGCCCCCAGGCGACATGGGGCCGCTTCCGGCCGGCGGCACGTATCCGCCTCCCGCGCCCGTTATCGTGGAGTTGATCGACTTGCGCCGAAGCTGCTGCCGGAACGTCGCCTGCTCGACCGCCAAGCTCGCCGCGTTGTTGGGGCTAGCCGGGGCCGTAGGCGGCGGGACCGTGGGGCTCTCGGGCGCGCCTCCGCCCCCCTGCTGCTGCTGCTCAATCTGTCTGCGCCATTTCATGCTCATGTCGGGTATATCGCCTTACAACTGAAAGAGGGATTCTGTGCAAGGTTTTATCGAAGCGATAGTACGCGATCCATTCCAGCGGGTAGGGCAGGATGTCCCACGCCTTGCTCATGTCGCCCGCGAAAGCCTCCACAAACCACGTGCAGTAGTCGCTCTGGCGGCCCATCACAAAGAAGTCCGGCGTCGAGAACACGAAGCCATGTGCCAGGTTGAAGTCGAGCGCCTTGCCAAGCGACGTGTCGCCCTTCTCGGCGTACTTCGCAACGATGCGCTCCCACGGGCTCATCGGACGCTCACCGGCCTCCTCCGCGCCGCCTGCTGGTAGTGGTTTGGCTCGCGGCTCACCTTGATCGAGTCGCGGTGCGTGCTGCGCTCATACGCGCTCATGCCGCCGTCGATAAGACCGTTCTTTTGCGCCTCCACGAACGTCCTAAAGGCATCTGCGCCATGCGAATACTGGTTGTGCACCGGGATTTCGGTAATCATGCCGGTCTGCGCCTCGACCTTCTTCGTGTAAAAGTCCAGGCAGTCGATACCGCTTGGCATCTCGTTTTCGCCTAGCGTCCACCCTTGGCTGCACCCCTCGGCGTCAATCCACACCCGCGACAGCATGGCGCGCACGTCGTTGATGGAATCCCAGAGCTTCGGCGTACGGATAACCGTACGCACCCTGCCGCGCAGCCCCGCGGCCTCTAGGTCGTCTTTGGCGCTTACCCCATGCCTATCCTGCAGCGTCCCGTCATGCGGCAGATAAACCGTATGCACGCGCACGCCAAGCTCCTCCTCAAAGGCGAATATCTGATTAGCGTAGTGCGCCGGAAGCTGCCCGCTCCTCGCGTAGTAGCGATGCGCCAGTATATCGCGGCCTTCGAGCTGCATGACCCACATGCTCCAATCGTCGCCCTGCATCGAGTGGCCGATGTCGAAGAACACGTAGGCCGGCGCGTCTGGCACGGTGCGGAGCTTTTTGATTCGCCCCTCCTTGCGCATCTGGTCCATCTGCGTCCCGTAGATCGCGTTGGCAATGGCGGCGTTTGGGTTGCACTCTAGCTGCATCTCGTAGGCCGCCTCGCCCATCACGGTTCGTAGCCGCCCAAGCTCCTGCGTCGGGATGATGCCGCTCTCGCTCGCCCGCAGGCAAAGCGTGAAGAATCCCGGGCGCCCCACGCTGTTCTCGTACCGCTTCCAAAGGTTGTAGCGCCCCTTGAGCATCCCGGCGTAGACGCTCCAGCCCATGCGATCCGACAGCGCCGGCGCCACCTCGCTAATCACCGCTTGCGGGATCTCGTCCACCTCGTCATAGACCACGCCGTCAAGATAGAGACCAACGCCGCGGCTGTTGGCCGCCCCGTAAAGTGTAATCTTAGGACCGCCATCCCACAGCTCAATAGACAGATCGCCCTCACGCACGATTCGCCCGGGTATGGGCTTTGTGTAATACTTGAGATAAGGCCACGCAATGTCCTTTGCACGCTTCCAAGTCGGGTAGAAAAACGCATATTGGGGGGCAGGTTGTTTTCGGGTGTTGGCGAGGGCGCGGAGGATGAGCTCGATGACAAGCGCGACAGTCTTGCCCGCGCGCCGATGGCACACAAGCACCGCGTCTCGCTCTGTCCGCTGGTGGAACGGGATAAAGGCCGACCGCGCCGTGTACGGGATCACCGCGTCAGGCATCGGTCTTTATCGGGGGCAGGGGGCTTTCTAGCTTGATAGTAACAACGGGGTCGCCATCGCCCGCGCTATTGGCGTGC